CGGCAGCATCGGGGGTGGTGATATTCATCACCACATTCACCGCCCGCCCGCCGCCACTGGCCACGACGCCCAGCCGCCCATCGGCCCCGCGCGCCAAGGGCATGATCGCCTCGGGCCCCGCCTCGCCCATCAGCCCGGTGCCGCCCCGCATCGGAAAGGCGACCGGCGACGTCACAACCCCGCCTTGGGCAAACGGCATGACGCGCCCTTGCGAAAACGCCCCGCCATTGGCGAACGGCATCATCCCCGACAAAAGCGAGTTCACCCCGTTCGCAATCGCCCCGCCCACCGCGTTCTGCACCGGCCGCATCGCGGTGTTGTAAACGCTGCTCACCATCGACTGCGCCACCTGCCGCAGCGCGTCCGACAGCTTGAGCCCGTCGAACACCAGCCCGTCAAAGGCCCGCCGTAGCCCCCCGCCGATCCCCAGCGTCAGGCTGCCAACCTCGCGGCCGGTGAACACCATGCTTTCCTGCATCCGCCGCAATTCGCCGTCAAAGGCTGCGGTCATGGCCTGCGCGCCACCAAGGCTCGCCTCCAGTGCCGCCAGCTGCTCCGACAGGCTTTCAACATCTGCCATCCTCGCCTCCTGTCCTGCTATCGGGGAAGGCCGCCATCAGCGCCTCCAGCCGGGCACGCCCGACCGGCAACTCGGCCTCGCCGATCCCCAGCATGATCCGCAATTCCAGCGGGCTGAGGCGCCAGAACTCGGCCGGGGTCAGCCCCAGCCCCCCCGCCTCTGGCCGCCCCAGCCCCACCCGCATCAGCCCGGCCCAATCGATGCGCCGCATCCTGCCTCCTCTGGCATGGCAAAGGCGCGGGCCAGCAGCTGCGCCGCGACCTGCGCCGCGCCCACCGGCCCGCCTGCCAGCTCGGCCCGCGCCAGATCCGCCGCACAGCCCGCCCAGCCGCCGCCCCGCAAACCCGCGAGCAGCACCGCCAGCACGTCACGGGCCGAAAACCGCCCCGCCTCGAACCGCTCGACCAGCTCGATCAGGCTGCCCGCACCGACTGCCGCCTCCAGCTCGGCCAGCGCGCCCAGCGTCAGCTTTGCGCGGTGATGCTGGCCGTCGACCACCACCGCCACCTCGCCTGCCCAGGGGTTCACGCTCACAGCGCCACGAACTCCAGCACCCCGGCCGAGGCTAGGCTGAGCGAGTAGGTCGCCTCGCCATTATGGCTGCCCGCATATTCGATGCTGGTGATCTGGAACGGCCCCTCGACGATGCCGAAATCGGGGATCACCACCTGAAAATCCGGCGTCTCGCCATCAAAGAAGATCTGCCGCGCCCGCGCATCGCTGGACGCATCGCGAAAGACGCCCGAACCCGAGATCGAGGCGCTTTTCACCCCGGCCCCCGACAGAAGCTCGCGCCAGCCGCCAGCGGACTCAAGGCTTGTCACATCCACCGTTTCGGCGTTGAAACTGATGCGCGTCGCCCGCAGGCCCGCCACCGTCTCGAACTGGCCATCGTCCGAAAGATCGACCTTGAGCAAAAGGTCCTTGCCGTTCTGCACCGCCATGGGAATCTCCGATTTGTCTGATACTGCGGCCACAAAACCCAAGCAGGGCCGCCAGAATGTCGCGAAAGGTCAAGCGCCGCTACAGCTCGACCCGCGCCCGAAAGGTCAGGTCGATGCGTCGCAGCGCCCCGTTGTCCAGCCGCTGCGCCCGCGCCTGCTGGAACCACAGCCCCGCCAGCCGCCCACGCGCCAGCGCCATGCCATCGCCCGTCAGCGCGTCCGAGATCGCCGCCGCAATCCCCTTGGCCTCGGCAAAGCCCGCCGCCCGGCTGACCACGCTCAGCACCATGCGGTGCTCTGCTCCCGCGCCGCTCTTGTCGGACGCGTCGCGCGCCTCCTCCGGCCCGATCAGCACATAGGTCTCGGGGGCAACGCCCGACGGCACCGCATCCAGCACCGGCACCCCGGCCAGCGCGGGCCATCCCGCCAGCCGCTCATAAACCGCCGCCTGCAAGGCAGCCGCACCTGCGTAACTCATGCCGGCACCTCCTCACGGGCGAAACAGGTCAGATAGCGGCCGACCGCATCCGCCTCGGCCACCGCCAGAATGCGGAACAGCCGCCCGCCTTCGCGCAATCGCTGCCCGGCGACGGGGCGCGACGGCGCCCCCTCGGGCGCGCCCCGCACGGTGATCTTCACCGGCACCTCGCCCAAGGCCACCGCCTCGGCCCCGCCTTCACGGCCAGCGCCGGGGGTCACCGCCCCCCACAGATCGCCCAGCGCGGCCCAGGTCACGACCAGCCCGCCCGCACCGTCGGAAACCTCGCTGCGCGCCTCCAGCACCATGCGCCGTGTCAACCGCGGCGGGCTCATACCCCGCCCCCCAGAACGCGCACGGTGCGCCAGCGCTCGATCAGCGCCATCACGCCAAAGGGCATCGCGGCCTGAGCCGTCTCGTGGCGCAACTCGTGATACTGCGCCGCCAGCAGCAACACCGCCTGCCGCAGATCGGCGGGCACCGCGTCCCAGGCACCGAACCCGGCGTCGAACACCACCTCGGCCCGGCCACCCTCGGCGATCTCGGGCAACAGCGAACCCGATGCCACCAGCCTCGGGCGATGCATGTCCACCTCCAGCCGCCAGCGCGACCCAGCCAGTGCCACCGCGACGCCCGCGCCGTCCACCAGCGTCACCGACACCACCTGCCCGACCGGCGCCAAGGGCAGCGCCTGCGCCGCCCGGTCCCGCCAGCGCACCAGCGTCAGCGAAAAGCGCCGCGCGATCAGCGCCTTGCCGATCCGCCCTTCCACCGCCGCAAGGGCCGCCCGCAGATACCCCGCGATCAGCGCATCCTGCATCCCGTCGTCGGAAAACCCGGTCCCCAGCCGCAGATGGTCCTTCATTGCCTGCACCGGCAGCGCGCCATCGGGCACCGGGGCCACTTCCGTCAGCATCATGTCCCGCTCTCCTCAAACCTCCGCCAAGGGGGCGCGCACCCCCGGCGCCGCTCGGGCGGAGGGGTATGCTAGACAACACCGAACAAGGGTGCGCGCCCGCCCGGCGACAGGGCGTCAGCCCTGCCGCCGGACCCGCCCCGTCACGAGACGGCGAACTTCAGCAGCTTGATCGCCGCAAAGTCGCTGACATCGCCGCCGACGCGCTTGGTCGCATAGAACAGCACATGCGGCTTGGCGCTGAACGGATCACGCAGCAGACGCAGGTCGGGGCGTTCCGCGATCGTGTAGCCCGCCTTGAAATCGCCAAAGGCGATGGCATAGGCATCGGCACCAATGTCGGGCATATCCTCGGCGATCAGCACCGGGTAGCCCATCAGGCGCGCGGGCTCGCCGGCGGCCAGACCATCGGCCCACAGGAAGCGGCCATCGTTGTCCTTCATCTTGCGCACGGCGCCTGCGGTCTTCGAGTTCATCACGAAGGTGCCATTGGCGCGGTAGCCCGCATCCAGCGCATAGACCAGATCGACGATGGCATCGGCCGGATCGGTGGCATCGAAATCGCCCGCGACGCCCGTCGCCACATAGCCCAGGCTGCCCCAGGCCCAGGTGCCCTCGGCCACCTTCGGATGATCCAGGAAGCCGGTCGGCTTGTTCACGCCGTCCCCACCGACAAAGGCCGCCGCCTCGGCGCGGGCGAACTTGTCCGCGATGCGGCCCGCCAGCCAGCCCTCGATGTCAAAGGCGGCATCGTCCAGCAGGCGCTGGCTGGCCTTGGGCATGGCGTTCAGCTCGTGCAGCGGAATGCTGATCCGCTCGACCTGCGCCGAGCCGGTTTCCGCGACCGAGGTCGCCTCGGTGCCCCAGCCATGGCCCACATCGCCGCGATCGACCAGCACGTCAAAGCTGATCGCCTCGACCTGCACCACATTGGCGATCTGGCGCAGCGAGGACGTGGTGGTCAGCACCGAACGGATGGTATCGGCCGTCTGCGGATCGACCAGATAGCCGCCTTCGGCATTGACGGCGGTGTTCAGGCCCTTGCCCTCCAGCACCAGCCCCCGCAGGCCATCGTCGTTCCCGCAACGCAGATAGGCGTCGAACGCCTTGCGGTGGGGCACTTCCACCTCGGCAGCCATCGACAGGGCGGGGCGGCCATGGGCCATGGTCTTGCGATCCAGCATCGTCATACGCTCTTCCGTTTGTTGCAGACGTTTCTTCACTTCGGCCTGAAAGCCGGTGAACTCTTCCAGGAACCCCGCCACTCCGCGGGCCGTCGCGCCAGGCACAGCTTCCCCGGCCCGAGACTTCAGCTCGGTCATCCCTTGCTCCTTTTCAGGTTATGGCCTCAGCGGCCCGCCAGCTCGCGCCGCGCCTCGGCAAAGGCGGCGGTGAGCATTCCGATCAGATCCACCCCGGCATCCGCCTTGGCCTGGACCCGCGCCGATGGCAGCATGGGGAACGTCACCAGCGACACTTCCCACAGCTCCACCTCGGCAAGCAGCCTGCGCCCCTTGCCGTCCTTTTCCGCCCGCTTGGTGCGATAGCCGATGGACAGCCCATCGACCGCCCCCGCCGCGATCAGCGCCGCCGCCTCGCGGCCCTTCGCCACCTCGGGCAGAAGACGACCCGATACCCACAGGCCCCGGTCGTCCTCGCGCACCTCGTCCCACACGCCGATCGGCTGCGCGGGGTCGTGCTGCCACAGCATCTTGACCGCCCCCCGCCCCTTCAGCGCGGCCAGCGAGGCCGCATAGGCCCCCGGCAGCACCACATCGCCCCCCTGATCGGCCGCGCCGAACAGGCTGGCATAGCCCGCGATCCGGTGCGCCTCGTCAACCGACAGGCCCCGTTCGGGCCGGTGGAACTTGCGCTCCAGGCCCCCGTCATCCCAACCCATTGTGCCTCCTACTTCATCGCCGCGTTCAGAATGGCCTCGGCGCCCTGCGCCAGCAGGAACGCGGCCACCCCGTAAACCCCCAGCCACAGCCGCTTTTCCAGCCGCTCCAGCGCATCGTCGATCTGCCCCAGCCGCCGCTCCAGCGCGCTCCAGCGTTCCTCGGAAACCCGCTCGTTCGCCTCGATCCGCGCGGCTGCCGGGTCGAAACTGTCATAGAGGAACCGCGATCCCCCCGAGGACCGCCGCGCGCTCATGCGCCCTCCGGCATCGGCGGCAGCCCCAGCAGGGCGCGTTTCTCGGCCATGGTCAGGAACTCGGCGGCCGACACCCGCGACCATTGCGCCTCACGCTCGGCCGCCAGTGCCGGCACCTGGTCCAGATCGGGCCGGATCTCCACCGCATCACCACCAAATCCCGACAGCCAATGCCCCAGCGCCGCGGTCACCTTGGCCGCCAGCGGCAACACCGTCAGGCGAAAGAACGCCCGGTTGGCCTCCTGGTAATTGGCATAGGTGGCATCGCCCGGGATCCCCAGCAGCATCGGCGGCACGCCAAAGGCAATCGCGATCTCGCGCGCCGCCGCCTCCTTGGTCTGGTGGAACTCCATGTCGCTGGGGCTGAACCCCATCGGCTTCCAGTCCAGCCCCCCCTCCAGCAGCATCGGCCGCCCGGCATTGCGCGCGCCCATGTGGTGGGTCTCCATCTCGGCCACCAGCCGGTCATACTGATCGCCGCTCAGCGACCCCGCCCCGTCCGGCCCCTTGTAGACGATGGCGCCCGAGGGGCGCGCCGCATTGTCCAGCAGCGCCTTGGACCAGCGGCTCGCGCTCGAATGCACATCCAGCGCCA